ATACTAAAAGAAAAAGTAGAAGCATTGGAGAATTAATCATGGCATTAATCCAAGTCACACCGCCAGCTGGTATCGTTACCAACGGTACTGAGTATGCAAATAAAGGTAGATGGATTAATGGCAATTTGGTACGTTTTGAAAATGGTTATCTAAGACCTATTGGTGGTTGGGAAAAAATAAAAACAACTGCCTTAGATGGAACTCCAACCAATATGTTTTCCTACATCACCAATGATGGAACGAATATATTAGCAGTAGGCACAAGACAAAAAGTATACGTCATGGTTGGTGATACTTGGTATGACATTACACCATCTGGCTTTGTTAATGACTCATCACTAGACCCACTGGGTTATGGTGCATATCATTGGGGCGTTGAAGATTATGGTGATGCTCGTTCACAATCAGGCTTAGATTTTAATACTAATAACTTTTCTTTTGATAACTTTGGTGAACTATTAATATTCTGTTCATCATCAGATGGTAAAATATATCAATGGAATCCAGCTTCTCCTAGTTCTATTGCAACAGTTGTAACTAATGCACCAACAAATTGTCAGGGTATTTTTGTTACAAACGAAAGACATGTTGTAGCCTACGGAGCTGGTGGCGATCCTAGAAAGGTGCAATGGTCATCAAGAGAAACACTAACAACATGGACAGCAGCAGCTACTAATACAGCTGGTGATTTACAAATACCAACAGGCGGTAGAGTATTACATGCTGCTAAATGGCAAACAGATATTATTATCTTTACCGATACAGGTATTGCTAGAATGTACTATACAGGTTCTCCTTTTATCTATGGTATTCAAGATGCAGGAACAAACTGTAAAGCTGTAAGTCCTAGAACAGTTGTAACAGCTGGAGCTTTTTTAACTTGGATGGGTGAAAACTCATTCTTTATATTTGATGGTACAGTTAAAGAAATATCATGCGATGTGCATGACTATATATATGACAATCTAAATACAACCTACAGAAAGTCATCGTGCGGTGGACATAACTCTAACTACAATGAAATGTGGTTTTTCTTTGCCTCTGGTGATTCACAAATACCAAACAAATATGTTATATGGAATTATGTTGAAAATGTATGGAGTATAGGAACTTTAGATAGAAGTTGTTGGTTAGATCAAGGCGTATTTGATTTTCCAATAGCTTGCGATAGTTCTGGATTTATATATCAACACGATAGCACCACATTAAATAACTCTGAAAATTTAGGTAACTCCGTACCTTTTTGTGAGAGTGGCCCAATAGAAATAGGCAATGGTGATAACTATGTGCAATGTAATCAGATTATTCCAGATGAAGAAGCAGCTGCATTACCAGGAGTAAGTTTAAGTTTTAAAGGAAAGTTTACACCACTAGGAGCAGAAACAGATTTTGGTACATTTACTTTTAATAGTGATGGTTACACAGACGCAAGATTTACAGCAAGACAAGTTAAAATGAAAATTACAGGTGATACCGACCAAACATTTCAGGTTGGTAAGATACGATTAAACGTAAGAAAAAGAGGGCGTAGGTAATGGCAAGACGAGCCTTAACAAGACCAGGCCCCGTATTTAATACTGAATATCAAAACTACTTGGTATCAGAAATAGAATATAGAGATGGCTTAACCTTTAAAAAGGGAGAGCGTATTGAAGCAAATGGCCCAGATCAAACTGAGCTAGTATTAATAAGTCCAAATGGAACAAAATATAAAGTCGAAGTTGACGATAGTGGAAACCTCTCAGCAACAGCAACAGTCTAAAGAAGACTGGGAAATAGAGTTTGATAGGTTAGAGCATCATATTAAACGTGCATTAAAGCACCAAGATATGTATAATTTAACTGATATTAAAGAAAAAATACGCCTCGGCATGTTTCATATTTGGGGTGGTAAAAACTCAGTAATGATAACTGAGTTTGTAGAATTTCCACAAGTTAAAGTATTAAATTTATTGTTTTGTGGGGGTAACTACAAAGAGCTAGAGGAAATGCTGCCTAGCTTTGAAAGATTTGCAAGACATTTTGGATGCAAAAGAATTTATGGCGGAGGCAGAAAAGGCTGGCTTCGTAAAATTAAACATCTTGGCTTTGAACAAGAATATATGGTTAGAAAAGAATTATGAGTAAAGGAAAAACTGTAACTAGTACACAAACAGACCCACAACTAATGGCAATGTATCAAGATGTTTTTGATGAAGGAAAGTCATTATACAATACGCCATTTCAACCGTTTACAGGTGAAGGCGTTGCCAAATTTACGCCAGACCAACTTTTCATACAAGATCAAGCAAGAGATATGTATGGCAAATCAATGGGATTTGACCCTAGAAATCAATTAAATGAACTAGCAGGACAAGGCCCGCAATCTGTAAATGTTAAATCTTTATTAGATGGAGATATAGGAGCATATCAAAATCCATTTAGACAACAAGTTATAGACAACACACTTAGCGATCTTGATAGGGCAAGACAAATGCAAATACAAAGCGACCAAGATGCAGCAATAGGACAAGGTGCATTTGGTGGTTCACGTTCAGCAATATTAGAATCAGAAACCAATAGAAACTATTTTGACAGAGCTGGTGATATAACCTCAAAATTAAATCAGAAAGGGTTTGATAGTGCAGTGAATTTAATGGGTCAAGATATTAACAGACAGTTTGATGCTGATAGATTTAATTCTAATCTTGGTATGCAAAATAGAAACTTCCAGGCTAATTTATTAAACAATCAATTAGCAGACCAATACAGATCACTTGGTTTATTCTCTCAAATAGGAAATCAACAACAAGGACTTAATCAAGCACAAAATGAATTTGATTATGGCGAGTTCCTAAGAGGTTATGACGATCCATTTAAAAGATTTGGTGTTTTATCGGGTGCTGTTTCTGGGCTACCAGTACAATCATCTCAAACATCAAGCTATAGCCCTGGTTTTGGACAAACTGTAACAGGATTATTAGGCGGTGCTTTAACAGGTGGTGCCTTTAATGATGGCGGTTTCTTATCAGGCTACTTTAATTAAGGGATAAATATTATGCAAAAACCATTATCTTTTTATCAACCAACGATGCAAATACCAGATACTACTTCTGGTTTTGATATTAATAATCTTGGCAATCTTAATAATCCATTTGGTATGCTACAAAATTCACAGATACAACCAGATATGAGTTTTTTACAATCGCCAAACTTTAACCCCAATCCTGTTGCAAAAAAACCAAGTAACAATTTAAAACAACAACAGTTGGGTAACATGCTTTTAGCTTTATCTGATATTTATGGTGGTAGAAATCCCAATCCTGGCATGATGCAAAGAAGCCAAATGATGAGAGAACAAAAAGAAAGAGCAGAGAGACAGGCTAAAATGACTCAGTATAAAGAAAATAATCCTGGTATGGTTGGTATGTTAGAGGCTTTAGAAGCTGGTATTCCATATCAAGTATTAATGATGCAACAAAATAAAAATAATAATTCTAATAAATTAAGATTTGGAAACGAAGACAAATTAAGAGATGAACACCAAAAACTATCTGGTACTTTTATTGATGTAAGAGATGCTTATGGAAGAATATTAAGTAATGCTGAAGAACAAACAGCAGCTTCAGATTTATCATTAATATTTAACTATATGAAAATGTTAGACCCTGGTTCTGTTGTAAGAGAGGGTGAGTTTGCTAATGCTCAAAACTCTGCTGGTGTACCTGATAGAATTAGGTCAAGATACAACAATGTTCTAAGTGGTGAAAGGCTTGCTGAAAATACAAGACAAGACTTTATACAAACTGCACAAGATTTATATGCAACGCAACTAGCATCACAAAGCTATTTAGATAAAAACTATGAAGATTTAGCAACATCTTACGGGTTAGACCCTGATAAAGTTGTTTTAGATTTTGGATCTCCAATAGCTAAAAAAGAGTTTAAATATGATTTATCTATAATGAGCAATGAAGACTTAGCGTCACTAGATGAATCACAATTTACTGAAGAACAAATTAAAGAAATTGAAAAAGAAATTAAAAAAAGGCTACCATAATGTCGGATTTTAAAGAATTACAAAAGCAACTACTTGAAAACAATAATCAAGAAATAAAAGGTATGGAATTAAAACCATCTTTATCAAGTAATTTGGCAAGATCAGCTATCGGTCAAGGATTGTTATTCGGATTTGGTGATGAATTAGAGGCTGGTGTTAGGGCATCTTTTGATAAATCAAGAACTTATGATGATTTTATAAAAGACATTAGAGGAAACTTAGAACAATTTAGAAAAGATAGTCCTGGACTGGCTTATGGTTCAGAAATAGTAGGCTCTATTCCAGCAGCATTAACTGGAGCTGGTGCTTTGGCAAAATTAGGTGTTAAAGGTGTTGGAAAGGCAGCAGGTATAGAGGGTGCTATTTATGGAGCGGGTACTGGCGAAGGTACAAAAGAAAGATTAGTACAAGCACCAATAGGAGCTGCAATAAGTGGCCCAGCTGCTATGGTTGGTAGTAAAGTTTTACCAAAACTAACTGACAAAGCTAAAAAACTACAAGACAAAGGAATAAGACTAACATTAGGACAGCAAATTGGCGGTAGCGATGGTACTTTATTTGGAAATCTCCTAGAAAATGTTGAAACAATGTCAACATCTATTCCTGCGGTAGGTCAAGCTGTTGCAAAAAGAAGAGTAGAATCAATAATTGATTTTAATAGAGTTGCATTAAATGAGGCTATAGAACCAATTGGTTTAAAAATACCAAAAGAGCTTTCACCAAGAGAAGCATTTGAGTTTGTAGATGATGCTGTATCAAAATCTTATGATGACGTTCTTGGCAAATTATCAATAGACAATACAAAGAAACTTGAAGAAAGAATATTACAAACATTAGTAAACTCAGATTTAGATGAAACAACGCAAAATGCTTTACTTAAACAAATGGAAAAGAAAATTTTTGATAAAATTAAAAATGGAAAACTTGATGGTAAAAAAATTAAAAATTTAGAAACAGAGCTTGGAAGATTAGAAAGATCATATTTGCCTAAAGGTGGTTTTGAGGGCGAGATTGGTATTGAGTACGGTAACATTAAAAAAGTATTACTTAGTGAGTTAGCAGATCAAAATAATGGAGCAAAAGAATTACAAAAAATTAATCAGGCTTATGGAAATTTAATACCAATTAAAGAAGCTATGGCATCTGCTATAGCTAGAGAGGGTGTATTCACACCAGCTCAACTATTAAGAGGTATTAAGAAAACCGATAAGTCTAAATATAAAACAAAATCATCAAAAGGTAATAAACCGCTTCAACAAACAACAGATTTAGCTAATGAAATTATTGGTAATGCTTTTCCCGACTCTGGAACAGCCTCAAGAATTATTACAGGTAATATTGTTACTGATGCAACAGAAGCATTACCCTTTGTTGCTCCTGGTTTATTGTCAAGTTTAATGTATTCTGGAGCAGGAAGACCTATAACAAACGCTATTATAAGAACACCAGAGTTTTTAACTAGAACAACATCACCTGTTGCTAGTTCTTACATAACTCCAGAAATATTACAAAATTTAGAAGAAGAAAAAAGATTAGAATATTTAAACAGTTTGCTAAACTAACATGACATACCATGCCACGCGAGACGGAGCGGATAGGTAGAAGTGGTGAATATTTAGCCTGCTCAGTTCTAGCGAGAGAATCAGACACCGTTACAATAATGCCCCATACATCCCATGCTGATGTGATCTTTGAGTGGAAACATAAACTATATAGATGCCAAGTTAAAACAGTTACACATATAGAAAAGACAAAAAAGAACTGGCGGTTTGATATTCGTAAAGGCATTACCACCACAGGAAGACATTATAAAAAAAATCAAATAGATATAATCGCAATGGTTAATCTTAAATACCAGACTGTATGCTTCAGAGCCTTTTCTGATTGTCAAACAACACAAATCACGATAAAGGACGAAATTATGAAATCAATCAATTCTATTGAAAGTTTAAAAGAAGCTATGGAGTCGATTGTTTTGGCGACTGATAGTCGACAAGGCAAAAATGAGTCGACTTCTGGTGCTGAAAAAACTGCAATAAATGGCTGATTTCTGCTCTTTGACCCCTTCGTCTATCGGTTAGGACACCTGGTTTTCATTCTTAAATATTATCCATCACACAGTTTCTCGACTCTACATTATTTCCCTAAAAACCCTTGTTTTCTTTACAAGATTCGATTTATAATCTACTTAATAGGTAATTAAAATACAC